TGCCTGACGGCGGGATTCACGCGATTCGAACTGGGACCCCGTCACGTCCACGTGGACAAAGACGGTCGAAAATTGCCATGGGTCATTGACCTTGCGGCCTCACACACACAAGGGGGGAAGTGATGTTCGCAGATCCAAGGACCACGATTGTGGGGCTCGTTGCGGCCGTGGTGATCTTGGTCAAGGCCGTCTTCGGGATCGAGGTTCCGACGGGGGTTTCCGAGGGATTCATCGCCGTGGTGGTGTTCCTGCTCGGGCTCTTTTCGAGGGACAGCGGGGGTGTCAAATGAAGGCAGCGCGCAGCGGGATGGTGGTGGCGATCGTGGCCCTGGTGCTCGTGGGCTGCGCCACGTTCGAGCGGGACACGTACCGGACCCTGGCCACGGCCGCGGCCACGTACGAGAACGGCATGTCTGCCTTGGCTGACCTGGACAAACAGGGGAAGCTCCCTGCTGCGGAGCGGGCCCAGATCAAGACGGCTGCAATCGCGTTTTGGTCCGCCTACCACGCCGCGGCTGATGCGCTGGCGGCCTGGGTCAGGACCAAGGACAAGGCCACGGAGGAAAGGGTTGTGCTGCTCGTGGGGCAGATGACCGGAGCACTGGCGCAGCTCCTCGGGAACCTGGCGCCGTTTATCGTGCCCGCCAAGGAGGTGGCCAAATGACGCCCGTTACCCTGGCATTCATCGTAACCATGATTGAGCTTGTGGCTAAGTACGGGGTGCCAACGGCCCTGTCCATCATTCAGGCGTTCAAGGTGGAGAACCCCACGCTTGACGATATCGAAGCGCTGCGGAACCGGGTACCCCCTCCGGAGACATATCTCCCGGGTGGCGCATGATCCGGCGAGTGAAGGGCGGCTTCCAGGTGGTCAGCTCCGAGGGGAAAAACCTCGGGGGACCCTACAACACGCGGCGCCAAGCGGAGATCCGGCTGAAACAGGTCGAGTATTTCAAGGACCAGGGGGAATCGGGTGGGCGGAAAGGGAAATGAGGGCGAGCCATCCAAACCCAAGCGGCGGGCGCAACCCAAGCTCGCCCCGGAGACTATGCGCGACGCGCTCCTTGACCGCTTCTGGGGGCAGTGGAAGCGCAACGGCCCAACGGTGGCCAAGCTCTACCGCCGGTGGAAAGAGGAACTCGACGCTACCGAGACCAAGGTGTTTCACGACCGGGATGAGGGGGTTATTTACTCCGATGCTCTCGTTGCCTGGAAAGTCAGGCAGGAAGCCCGGAGAGACGCCATGGAGGCCCTTGGCGTTCTCGGGAACCGGCGCATGGAGATCAAGGCAGAGGTCAAGCTCGACATCGCGGATAGGCTTGAACAGGCGCTGAGGCGGGCGGCCCTGGCGAGGGAAGATGGGGGCACAGCAGGCACAGACGGTTGACGATCAGATCACCCAGGCCCTCGAGCCCTACTTGTTCGACGCGGCCGGTTGGGTGCGTTTTGCGTTTCCGTGGGGTGAGTCCGGCCGCCTGGTCGATGAAGAGGGCCCGGACGTTTGGCAGGCCCAGACCCTCCGGGAGCTGTCCGAGGGGATGCTCGCCCAGGCCCGGGGGAAGGGTGGGGCCGTTCGGATCGCCGTTCGCAGCGGCCACAACATCGGCAAGTCAACCCTGATCGCTTGGCTGATCCTCTGGTTTCTGTCCACCCGCCCATACTGCCAGCTCGTCGTAACCGCGAACACCTCGACGCAGCTCGAAACCAAGACCTGGCGAGAGCTGGCGAAGTGGCATCAGCTTCTCTTTTACTCCCACTGGTTCACGTGGCAGGCCACGAAGATGGTTTGTAATTGGGCGCCCGAGACCTGGTACGCATCGGCTATCCCCTGGTCGAAGGAACGGGCTGCGGCGTTCGCCGGGACCCACGAAAAATACGTTCTGTTCCTCTTCGATGAAGCCTCGGAGATCCCGGAAATTATCTGGGAAACTGCCGAGGGGTCCATGTCGGATGAACACTCCGCGTGGTTGGTTTTCGGTAATCCGACCCTCAACCATGGGCGCTTCTTCGAGTGCTGGAACCGCTTCCGCCACCGCTGGCTGACCCATGAGATTGACGCGCGGACCACCCGGAGGCCGATCGACAAGACCGAGATTCACGAATGGATCAAGGACTATGGCGAGGATTCGGATTTCGTTCGAATCCGCGTGAAGGGTCAGGCCCCGAGGGCCAGCTCCATGCAGTTCATCGGGCAGGACCTCGTTGACGCTGCGGTCAAACGGGAGCACCCCCCGATGGCGTTCCACAAGCTCCCCCTTATCCTCGGGGTGGATGTGGCCTGGTACGGGGACGATGAATCGATAATCCTCCAACGACAGGGACCCCAGGTCTTGAAAATCGAGTCATTCCGGGGGGTCGACCCCACGACCCTCGCGGGCACGGTGGCCCTCCGGATTAGGGAGCTGCAACCGGACGGGGTGTTTGTGGACATTGTGGGGATGGGCGCCGGTGTCCTCTCCAACCTACGGGCCATGGGGTACCAGTTCGTTTATGCGGTGAACGTGGCCACGGCTGCGGCTGATCCCAAGACCTACTTCAACAAGCGGGCCGAATGTTGGGGCCGCATGAAAGGGTGGATCAAGGAAGGCGGCGCCATCCCAGATGACGCGATGCTCAAGACGGACCTCACCGGGATTCAATACGGCTTCGAGCACAGCGGCCGTCTCCAGCTCGAAAGGAAAGAGGACATGAAGAAGCGGGGGCTCGCATCCCCCGACCGCGGTGACGCGCTGGCTATGACGTTCGCTGAAATGGTGGTGAAGCGGAACCCGGTCAGGGAGCCGTTCGACCAAGACGACCGCGAAGAGGGTCCGTATGATCCCTTCGCCCGCGCCCGCGAAAGGTTGAAACATGCCCGACGGTAACGAGCTGCAGCGGGTCACAAATTACCTCCGGAGGGTGGCCGAGCTGGAACAGCTCCGCCTCTCCTGGGAGACCCCCTGGGAAGAGGTTCGTGACTACATCCTTCCACACCGTGGGATGTTCACAGCCCGAGGCGAATCCCCCATAGAGGGCCGGATCAACATGGATGCGATCGTTGACGGGACCGCCTCACGAGCAATCCGCATCGCCGGCGCGGGGATGCAGGGTGGCCTCACCTCCCCATCGCGGCCGTGGTTCCGGCTGCGGATGGCGGAGGATGAACTCAACCAGTCCAGCGCGGTCAAGGCCTGGCTGGCCCAAGTCGAGAAGGTCATGTATGGGGCATATGGTCGGAGCAACTTCTATTCGTCCATCCACGACGTGTACACCGAGCAACTCGGCTTCGGGACGGCGTGCATCTACGAGGAGGAGGATTGGGAAAGGCATATCCGGTTCCGGACCATGACCGTGGGGGAGTATTGCCTGGGCGCGGATGGCTTCGGGAATGTCGACACCTTCTCTCGGCATGTATTCATGCCAGCGCGGGATGCACTCAAGCGGTTCCCGGTGGCCATGGAAAACCCCAACATCGTACACATGGCGGAGAATCAACCTTTCAACTCCATCGAGATCGTGCATTTGATACGGCCCCGGAGCGACCGGACCCCCGGGAAGGCGGATGGCCGCAACAAGAAGTGGGAATCGGTCTACATCTTTCCGGGCGATCGCAAGATATGGGACGAAGGCGGATACGATGAGTTTCCCCTCATGGCCCCTCGGTGGTCCACCGTGGGCGCCCGGGTGTACGGCCACTCCCCCGGGATGGAAACCCTTCCCGACGTAAAGGGCCTCCAGGAGCTCCAGCGCAGCTACCTTGAGGCGGTGCACAAGATGACGGACCCGCCATTACGGGCGCCCATGGCCTACAGGGGCCGCCTGCGCAAGCAACCGGGCGGCGTCACGTATGTGGATGCCCAGGAAGACAAGGCGATTGGCGCCTTGATCGAAGTCCAGATCAACCTCCAGCACCTCGCGGCCCAGATCCAGGCGACACAACTGGCGGTGCGGGAAGGGTTCTTCAATGACCTCTTTTTGATGCTTCTTGAGCGCCCCAACATGACGGCGACCGAGGTGGCAGAGCGCCATGAGGAGAAACTCCTGATGCTCGGCCCGGTGATCGAACGTCAACAGGCAGAACTCCTCGACCCGATCACCGACCGCACGTTCAAGATTCTGTGGCGGCAACGCATGTTACCCCCGCCCCCTCCGGAGATTCAGGGTCAGACCTGGCAGGTGGTCTATGTCTCCCTCCTGGCTCAGGCCCAACGCCTGGTCGGAATTGAGGCGATCGAGAGGACCGCGGGTTTCGTGGCGAGTCTGGCCGCGACCGTCCCCGAAGCCCTTGACAAGCTCGACGTTGACGAAGCGGTGGACCAATTCGCGGAGGCAAGCGGCGCCCCCGAGGGAATGATCCGAGGGGATGACAAGGTACTCGAGATCCGGAAGGCGCGGGCGCAGGCGCAGGCGCAGCAAGCCAAGGAGGAACAGGCGGCGCAGGCGATCGAGGGCGCCCGGCGCCTGGCGCAAACCCAAACGGAGAAACCCTCGGCCTTGACCGAGCTGCGCTCCGCCCTGGGGGTCTGATGGAGTACTACCGCGATAAGCAGAACAGGGTGAGGAAGGATGCCGCTGAGGCTGACCTCGACTTCCTCAACGAACGGGCCTTGCTTCTCTCGGTATACGGTACTCGAGACGGGCGGACCCTGCTTCTGAAAGAAATGGTGGACGGGTTTTTCTTCTCAACGACCTTCACGGGGAACGCGGCGACCTATCTGAAAGAGGGCGTGCGGCAAGTCATGTTGAAGAAAATGGAGCTGATCCCGGACCTGTTTGCGCAGGTCCTGGCGGAACACGCAGCGGCCGAGGTCAAGCGGTTTGACCTGATCCGCGCGGAACTACTCAAGGAAGGAGTGTCAAATGCCTGAAGGCGCACCCGGAACCCCCCAAGGGACTCCACCCGGTGGGGCGGGCGACGGAACTGGCGCGGGCGGAAGTGGCGGGGGAACACCTCCCGCCGGCGGAGAACCTCAACCCCATTGGGCCGACGCTTTACCGGAGGACATCCGGGCGCATGAGGGGCTTCGGGCTTTCGACTCCATCGAGTCGTTCGCGCGAGGGCACATTGACCTGGCGGGGAAGGTCCCCAAGGTCCCCGAGTCCCCGGACAAGTACACGATCACCATTCCGGATGGCGTCACGAAGCATGACGGGTTTATCCAGGCCATGCGAGGATCGGCCCACAAGCTCGGCCTCTCCCAGGAACAGCTCCAGGGTCTTGCGGACGGGTACCACGGATTCGTCCAAGGGGAGCTGACGGAGGGGGCCAAGGTGCTGGACGCGGAGAACGGGAAACTAAAAACCGAGTGGGGGAACGACTACGCCAAGAACTTGGAGCTGGCGAATCGAGCCCTCTCGAAGTTCGGAGGCGAGCCTGTGGTGAACTACCTCAAGGCTCTGTCCCTGGATTCAGACCCGATGCTCCTGCGTGCGTTCGCTGCCGTGGGGCGTGCGATCGGAGAATCGGAGTGGGCGGCCGGCGGAGGTGGGGGCGGAGACACTCGACCCACCGATCAGGCCGGGCAACCCATGCTCCGGTTCAACATGGGAAACAAGTAACGGGTGTTACGGTCCGCTACATAGACGAAAGGAGTTTGACCAATGACCACCACGTTTGCTATCAACGCGACCCTGACACTGGTCGAGGTCGCCAAGCGGCTGGACCCCAACGGGGACATTGCCACCATCGCGGAGATCCTCGCCCGAGACAACGAGATCCTTGAGGATGCGGTGTGGGTGGAGGCAAACGACCTCTGGGGAAACAAGACCACGCAGCGCGCCACCCTCCCCGCCGGGTACCATCGGCGATTCAACCAGGGGGTGGCGACGGAACAGTCTCTCACCACCGAGGTCAACGACGTCGTGGCCCTTCTGGAGGCACGGGCACAGTGTGACAAGGACCTCTGCGATTCCATGCCCAACCCCGCGCAATATCGCATGGGTGAGGCGGCCGCCTTTATCGAGGGAATGTCTCAGACCATGGCGACTGCGATCATCTATGGTAACGCCCTGGTCCCGACCGTGGCTCTGGGTCAGCCTCCCCATGGGTTTTCCCCTCGGGTGCCCGTCAGCACCGCCCCAAACGCGATCACCCAGGGTGGAACCGGAGCGGATCTCACATCGGTGTGGGTGGTCCAGTGGGGAATTGACAAGGTGCACATGATCTATCCCCGGGGGAGCAAGGCCGGGATCCAGAGGTTTGACCTCGGCGAGCAGACGGTCGCGTCCGTCAGCACTTCGACCGGCGACCCGAACGCTTACTTGCAGGTATACGCCGATCGGTTCGTGGCCAAGTACGGCCTGGTCGTGAAGAATCCCCGGTGCATCCAGCGCGTCTGCAACATCGAGACGGCTGGCACCTCGAACATCCTCGATGAGGACAACCTCATTAAGGTGCTGAACCGGATGCCTATGCGGGGCCGGAACGCGGTGATCTACTGCAACACGACCATCTTGAGCCAGATCGACATTCTGGCCAAGGACAAGGTCAACGTGAATTGGAGCACGCGGGATTGGGGCGGCGTCCCGACTCAGTTTTTCCGAGGATGCCCCATCCGGAAGGTTGACGCGATTCTCGACACCGAGACCGCGATTTAACGGACGCATCGAACCGTGGCCCCAAGGGCACGGAAAGGAAGGAGCGTTGCAATGATCGACAAGCAGCTTGATTTCGGAACCGTCACCCCCACGGCGGCGACCGACTACGACACCGACGTCATTGACATGGGCACGGGCTTCACCGCCTTCGGGGCGGCCCTGGCGCCCCCGGACCCTGGGGAGGGGATGAACCTCATTATCGTCTGCATGGTGACGGAGGCGTTCTCCGGTGGCACCAACGTTACGCCCAAAGTACTCAACGGCGCGGCGGACAACCCCACCACCGTGATCCTCACGGGGCCGACGGTGGTTACTGCATCCCTCACCCTGGGGGCGTACATCTGGCGGCTCAAGCTCCCCCCGGATCTCCTCCGGTACCTGCGCCTCCGGTTCACCTCGACCGGCGTGTACACCCTGGGGAAGATCCGGAGTTTCCTCACCAACAACTTCCAGACGCCGTAAGCATAAGCGGAAGGGGGAAACCCCGTGGCTACAGCGTGCGGGGCCTC